AGGGGGGGGTAGGGTCTTATTTTTCATATTCCGATTCCGTTTAAATATTCTCTACATTCCAATACTTTTGCTTTCGCTGTTTCAATTACTTCTGGATTATAATCGATATCAAATTCCTTAATTCTGAACTTGTTTTCCACGTGCGAGTAGCTTACCGGCTCCTCGTAAGTCAAGAACTCTGGAGTGTCCTGAAGCGTGTAAACCAATTTGGCCTTTTTTAAGCCTGTCAGATGCATATAAACTTGCAGTTGATAGAAGTATCCATTATCAGGCTGATCGTCGAACAGAGGGAAAGTAAAGCAGTCCCACGAGGTTTTAAAGTCGTAGACTATTCCGTCGTGGAAACAATCTGGAGTTCCTGTAAAGAAATCGTCTTCGAATTTGTCCAGATTTTTAATCATAAAGTCCTTTTCCATAGCTACCGAGTAAAACTCGATAGCCTGATCTTCCAAAGCCAATCCTTTTTCGATGTACTTTGACTTAATTTGCTTTTTTACTCCGTAAATCTGCTCTTTGTACCATTCTTGTAGATAACTTTTTGTTGTTTGAGACAAAGTTTCTGTTTTACTTCTAGCGTTAGTCATCAAATGACCAAGTGCGCTTGCTCTGCATTTAAAATTCATGATAACAATAGTTTTTCGTTTTGTGCTGTTAAAATATAAACCGACTTAATTTGTTCTAGCGTAACTTTCCCACTAGCTAGAGAATCTTTTGCTCCGTTCCACTTTACGTGCGAAGGATTTAACTCCTCTTTTTTACCGCCGTGATCGTTCGTGGAATCTGGGTCTTTTGTATCGTCGATGAGAAAAAGACCGTTGAGCGCGTACTTTCGAGCATATGAGCTGCTGCTACCGAAACTTTGAGCCACATCCATTCCTTTGCGGTTGATGTCGATTCCGGCTTGCGCTGTAACTGCTCGGCCTTCCATGTCTTTCTGAATCGATGCGGTTGCCTCAATGAAGACAATTCCTCCAACCTCTTTTACTTCGTCTTCAATAATCAAGGTGCATTCATATTTTAGAAGCAAAGGTTTAACCGCTTCCAAAATATCCTCAACTGAACGGTATTTGTACTTGCCGAACGCGTTGAATTGGCTCTTGGGAGCTTTTAGTTCATTTTGAATTGCAATTAGTTCTTTCATGTGTTTCGTGTTTTTTTTTGTGTTTTAGTTAGGAAAAAAGGGGGGGGGTGGGTATTTTTTTAGCGTTTTAATCTCAGCGTATGGGAAATTAAATTGATCCCAGTACAATTCGAAAGTTTTCATTATCTCGAATTTTTCACTATCGGCTAGTTTTCCGTAGTTCTCGAGAATCCATTGCTCAATTATTTCCTCTACCATTTTCTATCCATTCAGTTGAAACAAAAACTACCCATTGATTTCCTAGCTTTCTAGGCGGATGCACCCACTCTGGTGGATTAACTCCAGACCTGATAATCTGGTGAACTCTTGTTGATTTTTCGCTAAAGCCACGCAATACTCCGTATTCTGTGGCGGTCATCATTTCGTAAAGCATAATTGTACGTTGTTTTCTAATTGTTCAATAATAAAAGGATCAAGAATTGCACAAATCGTGCGATAATGGTCGGAGAATTTTTCTGTCAAGCAATCGTAAAGTTCTAGCGTGAGCGATTTTCCATTACCGAAATAAAGGTCAAGAACAATTCCTTCGTTCTCGAAAGATTCAAGCTCGAGACTGAATCCCGATTGCTCAAAAATAAAGTGGTGATCTTTTAGCATTTTATGTGTGTGTTTTAGTGTGATGTAAATGTACAAACTTCTGTATAATTAATTGCAAGTGAATTGTAAAATTTATTTTTGTTTTCCACCAGCGGTAAGTTTTTTGTTTGATTGGTTTTAATTTCCACTAGCGGTTTTAATTTCCACTAGCGCGCTGGAATTTTTGTTTTCCACTACTGGCGCGATCCAGTTTTATTTTCCACTACTGGTTTTGTTTTCCACTACGGATTTTGTTTTCCACTACATCGCGGCGCTGTTTATGTTTTCGTCTATTCATTTTGTTTTCGTCTACTTGTTTTTGGTTTTCAATTTTGGAACCGGTTCGAACCGGTTATTTTTTCCACTACTCATTTTGTTCAGGTCGCAATTTGCGGCCGCAAAATTTTAGACATTTTCCGTAGGTTTCCTTCTACTTATTAAATTTTATTAAACTCTTTGCCTTTTTACTTTGCTTTGGTTTCGTCTACGGATTTCGTCCACGGATTTCGTCTACGGATTTCGTCTACGGATTTCGCCCGCTGTTTTTTACTACGGGTTTCGTCTACGGGTTTAGGTTTCGTCTACCTTTGGGTTTCGTCTACCTATTTTGTTTTATACTACGGTTTCTCGCTTTGTTAATTAGGCTATTTTTAAGCCCGTGGTAAAGCGATCTTTTTTTACTATAGGTAATCTATAGTCTATAAATTGAACGCCTTAAACGGGCTAAAATAAGCCCGTTAATTACGCGCCATAAACTACACGAACGGAAATTTTAACGTCGTGGAATTCTATATACCAGCACGAACCAGGGTAAAGCTTTCTAGCTAATTCTAATTTATCCGGCGTGTTCTCAATTTTTGCACGAAATACAGAAAACGCCCGGCTTTCGAGCGCTTTAACTGAATGAATAGTAAAATAGGGCTTTCTCATTTGTTTATTTTGTTTAAGTTGTAGGCCATACAATCTAAACCGTACTCAATCGAATAGCCTATTTTTAATAAGTCGTTTTCAAGTCGTATTAAGTTCGTGTACGTTTGTTCCTTTGTCATGTAACGCGCCAAAATAGCCCGCAAATTAGCGGGCCATGTTTCGGGGTGTTCGAATAAATCTTGCATTTTTTTAGTGTTTTTTATTAGTGAATGATTAAACCTATTTTGTGATTCTCTGTGATCCACTTAGTCGCCACTATGTCTAGATAGCTTGAATCCGTGTAGCCTTGCGCTTGCATTTCCTCAGCTGAATAAAAAATCTTTGAGTGGCGCTCTGTATCCTGGTTAATTAGTTCGTCCTTTGTTGATCCAAGCGAGTAAATTAAATCCATGTTTTCGGGCAATTGTATACCACGGATAAACGAATGCGATTTGGTGTAAGCATAAAAACGGACGGACGGATTAAGGCGCGCGATTTCTAGCCACTTTGCGAAGTATGCCGGGCTGTAAAAGTCGCCTGAGTCATGAATACGAACGTAGGTTTGTTTATCTTTTTTGACCTTTGCGAGTTCGTTTGTGATTGTTTGTACAAAATTTTCTTCCTTGCTAGCCTCATATCTTTTAGTCAAGGCGCGTTCCACGTTTCCAAAGCGATACATGCCGCGTTTTGCATAGCATAGCTTAAGGCATGAACCAGCGAAAGGACAAGTTATTTTACCGCTTTTTTTATCATTACCGGCGGGGATTGAAAAATTGAAAATTCGAACGCCGAATTCTTTGGCTGTTTTCTGTAGCTTGCTGTTACCGGTTCCTAATAAATTTTGAGCTTTCATTTTGTTTGGTGTTTAGTGTTGTTTGTGTTTTAGTTGATTAATAAAGTTTGAACCAATGGAGGGATTCGAACCCTCCTTAATTCCAAAATTGGTTTTATAAATTGACCTTGTTTTCAAGCCCTAATTCATATCCTGCATTTATCAATGAATCAGCTTGTCTAGTGGTAATTCCAAGTTCTAAGCCTATACTTCGCGCTCCATTACCTACTATATAATTTTGGTAAAAGCATTTTATTACTAGGTCTGTTCCCCATTTTTTGATTACGATTTTTGATTTCTTGGTCATGTCGTGTAGTGTTTTAGTATTGTTTGTGTTTATTTAAGTAGTGTTAACCCTAGCAAGTAACCCAAAAATAAAATAGGACTAAATGCTATAATTGTGTAAATGATTTGTGCGAGTACTTTTTTTGCCTTTCTCATTTTAGTATCCGATTGCATCTAACTGCATGCCATAAACAAGGCCTATAATTATTACCAAGGCCATAATGCCCAACGCTATAATGTTGGCTTTTGCATTTTCGTTGATCTTGTTTGCGGTTGTGTTGTTGTTTGAAGTTGTCATGTTGTTTGTGTGTTTAGTGTTGTTGTTGTTTCTAATTGTTAAGTAAATTTACAAAACTTTGTAATATAAGTCAAGTGTTTTATTTTATTTCTTTACTTTTTTTTAATCTTTTTTTGATCTTTTTTTCGGTTTTGGACTTATTCCGTTCCGTTGTATTGTTAAGTAAAAATAATACAAAGCTTTGTAAGTTGCAATACTTTGTAATAATATTTTATATTTTTTTTTATTTATTTTCAATTACCTTTGAACTGAATATTCACTTTATTTCAGTTTTACAAATATTTGTATCAATATGGGAAAAAATGGAGGTGCAAGGATAGGCGCCGGTAGGAAACCAAAAATTGAAGAAATAAAGATAATTGAACAAATGGATGCTATTTGCGTGCCGGATAAAATTTGGGAGGCGCTTTTAATGAAGTGCGCGCAAGGTGATACAAACGCGCTGAAACTTTGGCTTTCTTACCGGTTTGGATTACCAAAGCAACAAATTGACGTAACTTCAAACGGTGAAAAAATAGCGCCGCCTATTCAGTGGATCGGCAAAAGAGTAGCAATAGAACAGGCAAAGATTATTCAAGACGACGAACAAAGCGAAAATAAGACTTTAATTCAGCTGGAACGAAATAATATAGAAAGCTCGGATAAATCAGGCAATCAATTTGATATTTGGCTATGATCAATTTATTGGAGGACTATAAGCCGTTATTTTATGAAACGCCGGATACAAGGTATTATCTTATCACCGGCGGACGTGGATCGGGCAAAAGTTGGACGTTGGCGCTTTTCCTTCTTAATTTAACGTATCAAAAAGGACACGTCATATTATTCACGCGTTATACTTTGGTTTCGGCGTTTATTTCGATTATTCCCGAGTTTCTAGATAAGATAGAAATAATGGGAAAAGTTAATGATTTCGAAGTAACGCAAAGCGAAATAATAAACAAGTTAACAGGATCAAAGATTCTATTTCGCGGAATCAAAACGAGTTCCGGCGTTAACACTGCAAACCTTAAATCGATTGCCGGTTTATCAACTTGGGTTATTGATGAAGCGGAGGAACTAACCGACTCCGATGTATTTGATAAAGTAGATTTATCCATACGCGCAAAGGAAAACTATAACCGCGTTATTTTGGTAATGAATCCGGCTTATAAAAGTCATTGGATTTACAACGACTTTGTAAAGAAGAAAAGAAAGGATACAACTTACATTCATACAACTTACCTAGACAACAAAGAGAATTTATCCGATTCATTCATACAAGCCGCGGAAAAAACCAAAAGAGAAAATAGAGCAAGATACGAGCACCTGTTTTTAGGTACTTGGTTGGATGACGCCGACGGAATGCTATGGAATCGAGCGATAATCGGAAAAGCTAGAATAGATGAAGCGCCAAACCTAACTAGAATAATTGTGGCAATTGACCCCGCCGTAACTGCAAATATGCAAAGCGATGAAACGGGAATAATAATTGTTGGAAAAGATAGCGAAGGATTTGGATACGTTCTCGAAGACTTAAGCGGAAAATACTCGCCGAATCATTGGGCAAAGGTTGCAAATGATGCCGCGTTTAGGTGGAACGCCGATTGTATAGTTGCGGAAAAAAACCAAGGTGGCGACATGGTCGAAGCGGTTTTAAAGTCGCAAGGCTCAAACTATAGAATAAAGCTAGTAACTGCGACAAAGGGAAAATATGTGCGAGCTGAACCCGTTTACTCGTTGTATGAACAGGGACAAATTTATCACGTTGGTAGTTTTCCTATCTTAGAATCGCAAATGGTAACCTTTAACCCTGATAAAGGAAAATCGCCCGATCGAGTTGACGCGCTTGTTTGGGGATTAACAGAACTAATGGTAAAAAATAACTTCGAATTCTCAATATGAAAAAAGAAACTATTGCCGCGCTTATCTTAATGTTAATCACTTATTTATTTATAGTTTTCGTGACATTGGATTTTAACGTATTTAATTGGCATTGGAGCGCTCGCGCTGTTATGGTAGTAACTTGGTTTTACGGAGTTACATTTTTAGAAAAGAATAAATAAGTATATTTGCTAAAACGAATATGCTATGCTATTAAAGGCTCTAAGGTCATACATTACTCCTACGGTTATTTCGACACCTCAGAAACCCGATGTAAACCTACTCAATCAAATACTTTATGGCCAATTTACGGCCTCCACGATGGTTGTTTGGTATGACTCAAATCAACAGACATTTATCGACAAAGGTTACAAAGGTAATGCACTTGTTTACTCAATTATTCGAAAGATAGCCGAAAAAGGCAAGCAGTGCCCGACATACGTTTACAAGGAGACTGAAGCGGCAAAAAAATACAGAGGCGGAAAATATAACTCAAAAGAGCTTAACAGATTGCAAAGCATAGCATTTCGTAAAAAGGAATTGCAAGACGTTAATTACTCCGATCCCGTAAATCAATTGATTAAGAACCCGAATCCAATGCAGACTTGGGCTGAGTTTTTGGATTCTATGCTAACGTGGTACAATACTAGCGGAGAAATCTTTGTTTACGGCTTTGCTCCACAGGATGGGTTAAATAAGGGCAAAATTAAGGAGATGTACGTTTTGCCGTCTAACTATGTCGAGTTAGTGGCTGGCAGTTTATTTGAGCCTGTGAGAGGTTACAAATTGATAATTGGAGACCAAAATATTGAGATTCCAGCCGATCAAGTATTGCACATCAAAACCACCAACCTTACTTGGGATTTGAATGGCGCACAACTTCGTGGAATGCCTCCTCTCTTGGCTGGATTAACGACATTGCAAGCTAACAACGAAGCGACAGAGGCAAAGCAGAAGACTTTCCAGAATGGAGGAGCGAAAGGAATTATTTCTCCTAATATTAATAACCCTGAGTTCTGGCCATCCCCTGATCAGCGGGCAAAGATGGATGAGCGGATTGATGAGAGGATAAACGGTAATAAGAACTTAAATAAGATTGTTGCGTCTTCAATTCCGTTGCGTTACGATGCAATTGGATTGAGTCCTGTGGCGATGGATATTATCAACTCTCAGAACATGGATTTGCAAACACTTTG